CACCAACAGAAGTTCCGACTGCTTGATCGCCACGTCACGAGACTGCGCTGCGATTTTTCCATGCAACTCTGCATCGAAAAGGCGAATCACATGTGCGGCGGCGCCAGGAGGTAGCGGGAATCCTCTTGCGGCAAACGTCGCCATAAAATCTCCGCGACTCCGTTGCGCATCGGCCAACAACCGTTCCCGGTCTCGCTGCCAAACTGCAGCCTCCATTGCCGGGGCGAGAATCCGCCCCTCTGCGAGAGTAAGTGCAACGTCGTAGGCTTTGACCGCCGCGTTTCCAACAGGCAAATACGTGGCTGAGAATGTAGCAATAGCTTTACTGATCTCGTCCTGCTTATCCACCTTGCCTTGGGCTACCGAGGCCCGGAGCAAATCCACGCCGAGATCAAGAGTGTTTGCCTTCCACTGCGAAAGTCGATTAAGCTTTGTACGAATCGGTTTGAGATTGTCATTCAGCGTCTTGTTGAATGTGTCAACATCCCCGGCAAGCAAGGCTTCTTTCAGGCTGATGTCAACCAGCATCTCGTACAACTGATCCTCGACGGTCTTAGCGACCTTGTTCATTTCATCTTTAAGGCCCTCGCCCAGTTGTATGGACTTGGCCATGATGTTATCCACAAATGCAGACGCATTGATTGCCATGATTAAATTCTCCGTTTAACCGGCAAAACCGCAAACTCAACAGATGCCAACTCAAAGTTGTCGCCGTCCTGGTTGTACAGCTCAAACTCCAATTGATTCACCCGCAACCCACGCCCTGTGTCGAACCGTTGCGTCCTCAAGCGCTCGTCCGAGGCGCGCGCCACATAGTCATAGGACTCCCCTTCAGCGATCACCCGCAGGACGAGCTTGCCTGTTGAACTCACACCTATGTATGCGTTACTGATGTGCTTAAAAGCAGAGGTGCCAAAATCCTGCTTGCCGAAGCTCAACATTGCCTGAATCGCGTTTCCACTGTCCGTATCACCTTCGAGCAGATACACTCCGTCAGCTTTGCACCCGTAGTACGCACCGTTTAGACTCGCAAAACTGTTGAAGTCATAGTTCTCATATCGCGTGGAGCCGCCGTTCTCCACGTTAAGCGCCCAGGTCGCGAAGGCGTCAAACAGTGGGATACCATCCGTCACGACGGCACGTTGAAGCAGTGCGGTACCCAGCACCCCAGCGAGAGTCGGTGTCAAATGCGCGATCAGGCTCTCCGACAAGGACACGTTCAGTGCCCCGCCGCCAAACCGCAAGAGGGAAGCGACAGCCCCGTTGGCTGAGAAGACAACGAGTGTCTCACCGAACAGGGTAGCCCGCTGTTTGGTAACGCCAGCGAACGCGGCCTGGGCTTCGTCCCGGAAACCCTCTTTACCGAACGCGACCACCGGGCGTATGACACCCGTACCGGCCGCGTATGGGTCTTGGGATGCTAGTCCAAGTACGGCAGGCAAGAGCGCTTCGCCGCGCCCACCTTCGACGGTGTATCCAGAGCCATAGCCAATCACTGGAAACAATGCACCGTCGCCAATCGAAAATTCCGGGGCGAGTTCATCTGCGGACGCATACCCCGTGACCGGGAGAAGAATGCCTTCACCAAACGAATAGGCATAATCAGAACCTACACCTATTGCCGGAAGAAGCCGCCCAACACCTGCCGAGCGAATAGGACTCACCCCGTCCGCTGCAAGTGCGATGCCGCCAGCACCAATCACTGCAGGGAGAACACCGTAACCCCGCGCAGCGTTGTTTTCCGCGCCAAAGCCAAACACCGGAAGCATGCGACCACTCCCGTCGCTGACGTCAAGCCCTTCCAGTACCGGAGAATCCACATAGTCGCCAGCCACATACAACGCAGCATCCAAGTGCAGAAGCCCTACCGAGCCGTTGGTTGTCTGGTAAACAAGGACGTCATCCACGTAATACTGAGCCGCACTACCGACGACATCGACGCGCAGTTCATTCAAAATAGTGACTGGCCCAAAGACCAGGCGAACCGTTCCTTGCTCGATGACGCGAGCTATGCCGCTTGCTACATACCACGCCCACTGAATATCTTGATACCCGATCTCGTGATATTCCGTGTTTAGGCCAACCACCACTCCTTGCGCCTGTTTCGGCACTCTGAACTTGCACCTTGCACTGCCGTACACCGACGCGATTGACCTTGCTCGTCCGGTCCAACCAACTTGATAGTCAATAAGCGTCTGTGATGGCGTACGGCGAATAGATTTGCGTGGTGGGATATAGGGTTGTTCCGGGTACGTGACGGCAACTCGTCGTGTCGTGCAAACATACGAGTACGACGCTCGCCCCGATATCGACGAACCGGTTCCGCCACTTTGTGCGCTCCCGTCAATTCGAGTAATTGAGTCGGGAGCATACCCGCAGGTAGTCCGATCCTCGAAGACGGTGCGGGCCGGTTTATACGGCTGCCCGGGGGATTCAGGTGCCGCTGGCGTTCCCGGCACGTAAGTGCGCTTGTCTGTTTTGTAGAGCGTATTTCTCATCATCACTCCAAAGTTCTACGCCCATCGCTGATCCACGGGGCTCCAGGTGTGAGGCTGGCGGGAGCACTCGCGTCTGCTTGAATCCAAGAGACGTGCTGGAACGAATACATTTCGTTTGCATCGGGCTCGTCTGGTGCTGGCGCCTTTTCGCGGATTTTGCTTGCCACCTCCCACGTCTCCCCGAAATCTCGGGTCGTGTAGAACCGATACGCTGAAACCAGCTTTTCACCTTCCAGCTCTTCCGTGTATGCGGTTATGCCGAATTCTTCCGGGCTAATGACAGTGATGTCTCCGCAGCGGTACGCAAGAAACGGCAGGTCTCGAACTACGAAACTGAGCCCTTCTTTTTCCCATACAACCAAACGAGGTGGAAGGTCCGGTCGCCCAAGTACGGGAATAAGTTTCATGATAGGTGTCTCCCCTACCAAGTGTAGTGGCCTCGGTAGTCCTTCAATCTCCCCGTCGCCTACTTCGATATTGTCTCTACGTGAAAAGTTACCTGACCCGTGGCTGATAAAGGTGGCAAGTCGACGCATCCGGTTCCCGGGTGCTACAGGGTCGTAGTGCCGGGCGGGAGCAACCGCCAAGACCTCTCCGTTGGACAAGCGCGTCATCACGATCGTCGATAGTGCGGTCGCAATCCGGAAATTGAACGTGTCTTTCGAGGCTCCTCCAGACACCTCGATGTCGTCCGGAAAATCCGTTAAGTCGAAATCTAAAAGATCACCACCCGCAAGGTCGGAAACCGTGCCTTCTAATACATCCACTTCCACCAAATAGGACAGCCGTGCGCTTCCGTTAACATCCACCTCAAGGCTCGTGGCGTCGAGTTGATCCACGACATAGACCGGGACGCACGCCCACAGAACCCCTGGCGCAACCAACTGATAAGACGCCGCCCCTTGATATCGAAACGGTTTACCAAAGGTGAGTAGTGTCCAATCCGTTTTGCCGTTGTACGACACATACCCAGCGGGTTGAATCGCGTCGTTGTACCGACCGACACCCATCACCATGAAAGACCGCCTAAACCCGTCCAGGGAATCTACAACCCGTTTTCCTGCACTGAGAATGCGCGCTGTTGCGGTGTACCGCTCAACGCCGAGACCTTTCAATTCCAGCCGCGTGTGCCATACACCCCCTCGCATAGAAGCCTGTAGTTCGACATCGAACGCGGCAATGAAGAAAGACTCCACGGCCAGCTTCTTGATGGACATTCTCCATCCTGAGATCGACCCCATAGGTACGACCTCTCTTTTTCGTCTTGCATACCACGGAGCTGTGACGTACTGAAGTTCGAAGGTGTAATCCAGGTCTTCGACTTTGCGAAAGGGCTTGTCGAATGCGGGAGAGGTTACGACGGTAACTACCCCGTCGTTTTCTACCCCGTGACTGCCGTCACTCTGCAGCCCGTCCTCGTAGCCCATGCAGAACCACGCTCCTTCCTTGCCGAACTTTATGTTCGACAGCTTCCCCTGTTTTTCAGCGACCCAACCATCCCCGGACGCGCGAAGCCACGGCGTGTTGTGCTTCTTGAGGATTCTCACCTTGGCTTCGGCGACGGGGTGCCCTCCAACCGGCCAAGATTTTGGGTACTTGCTCATGGAGTCTCGAAGCTGTTGACAAACGCCGTCCAGAACTCCGGCGTGATAGGTGGTGCGCACGGCGGGAAAGGATCAATAAGCGCTGCATTCGGTACAGCGATCAGGCCATCGACCATGGCTGTCGGAAAAATCTCAGCCACAACCTGCCCTACTCCATCTCCTGTGCAGTCTTGGAGGATCTGCACCACAGACGGAATAGAGTCGTAGTCATTGGAACCAGCGATAAACAAAAACGACCCGGGGTTGTTCTGCCCAACTTTTTCGTTGAACCAAATTGTCCAGTCCGTTACAGAAGGGTGCGCCTCCAGCCGCATTGTCATCGGGTTAAGAACTGCCGCTCCGTTTTCCACATAGACGTCCATGAACATGAACACCGCGCCGGGGGTGATGAAGCTGCCGAATGACGAGAACGCCCCCGCTTTGTACGTGCGGCCTATCCGAAGGCCCAGCCGTGCCATGTCGATTCCTTACGCAGTCGGCAGTGCAAGAACGTAATATTCGATCAGGCGAGTCTGCCCTGCAACGAATGCCGGATTCATGTTCAGATCCGCACCGATCTGTGCTACCGAGCCTTGAACCCTCAAGGCCGTGATCGATTCGGTGCCGTCATCCCCTGCCGCGACATGTCGATAGAACGTGGCGGTGCCGGTACTCGCATTGACACCACTCCACGTCTCGCTCGGCGTCTTCGACAAGACACCATCCACTGCTGCGCTGTCGAAGGTCAGGCCGGTCGCCCCGCTGTTGAGGGTGTAGGTGCACAGCAACGTCGCGGTGCCGATCGACGCATCCGCAGAGCCAGGGACCGGCCCCGCATAGACATGGATACGCCCGCCATCGAGTCCCGACTTGAGCGAACCCGTCGCCATCATGCGGTTGCGCAGACCGGTGGAAAGTTTCACTGTCATGGTGTTGCTCCTTCTTTATGCGGATTGAAGATCAATGACCGCCAGTACCCGGAGCGTGAATTCCGGATCAGGCGTTTTCGGGGAGGATAGGCGCACCGCCGACAGTAGCGTTCCGAGAGGGGAGCCCTTATTTGGAACACTCACAAGGGCGAGACCGCGAACCGTCACTTCCGCTTCGAAATTAAACTCGGCGCGATTCGCGTCGTTCGACACCACACCGCCTACCGCATTCGCGGTGTTGATCCGCACCCGCGTCGATCCGGCGTAGTTGGTCAACTCACCCGCCGTAGTGGGTAGCGTAGCTGCAGTGTCGGAATCTTGAGGCTCGTAGTCGTTGCCATACGGCAGCAAATACCAGTTTTGGGTCTGGGTCATACCGTTGAGCGCGACATCCAACATGTGATTACGCCCTTGTTCCGGCATGATGTTGTGTACGACCTCCTGCTCAACTACCTCCCCCGTTTTCCGATTCACCGTCTCGACGGTGTAGACGAACCCGGGCGTATAGTGCTCTTTCACAGCATGGTCTCCTTGCGGACAAGCTCCGCTTCGAAATAGCTAGAGGCGGCGGCGCTTGTCGCCTCCGAACCCGACAGAGAAGAGACAACCTGCCTCATCCCGTCCTGCTCCCGGTATAGCGTCGCCGCCCGGGCAGCATGCTCCGTTATCGTAGTGGCCTCTTGCAGGTTTTTTACTTGCCCGTCCTGCGACCCGACGACTAAGCCGCGCGGCGAATACCAAACCACCCCGAGGGTGTTGTTCAATCGCGCACTCGACCCAGCTACCGCCCCGTACGGTAATACTTCGGAGAGGTTGGTCTCTCCGGATATGTCGGCCCCTGAGAGCCAATACGTTCGATCCTTCGTTGCAATAAATACCCCGGTCTTCATGGGTTCGACCAAGGTAATTCCAGCCAGCGGAATGTACCCTCTTAGCGGGTTATGCCACGTCGGTGCATACGGCTCCGAGTAATACAGCCCGAACTTATCTGCGACCAGCAACCGTGCGTTGTATATCCGGACGGTGTGCCCGGGTGGCATAGGTCGAAACCCGAGCGTTGGCAGTTGCTCCCTGAGTGCTGGGGGGCTGGAGATCTGGTAGCTCACCGCAGTCGTCGTGGCTGCAAGGAAGAGCAGTTCTCCGTTGGGCGATGTCAAGTAGATATTCTTCCTGCCAGATGGCATGCCTGAGATGTTCAAAGATCCTTGGGTGTTGATAGGGATCTGCACAGCAACAGGCCAGGTAGCCCCTGACTGCTCTCTGTCTTCCGCCACTTGCGTGATGGATACCTGATACCTCCCGGCCGGCAAAGCCCCTATCGACTCAACGCGAACCACAGGTGTGGAATCCGGGGTAGGCAGACCTGCCGGCGCGCTCACCCCGTCTCGTATCCGCTCGAGTACAACACTGTTGGTCCAGTAGACGTCGCCGTTCGGGAAGCGGCTGAAGCTAACCGGGCGACCCGGCGTCAGTCCGGACCGCACCACTGCGCCTGCTGGGAAGGTCTTTAAGTTCGACCCATCCACGAAGTAAGCGCCCTGCTCATCCGACCATAGGCTGTGGCAGTCCGCACCCGCAAGCGTGAGTGTCACTCCCTTCCGGCGCTGCAGTGTGCCTGCGTTGGTGAGATCCACATTGACCGCGTTGCGCAGGTAGTCACCGGCCTTCTGCCCACGCTCGACGAGGCCGAGTTGGTGGTCAGGGAGGCGGTTGTTCATGCCTGCGAACGGGCCGAGGGGTGTGGTTTCGGTGCTCATGTGCTTGATCCAGAAGGGCCAGTTCAGTGTAGGGGATGAAGGGCCACTCGTCTGGCTTCGGTTGTTCAACACACGAGGGGTTGCGTGGTCACACGACGCGCGTGAAGTAATCCACCCTCGGCAGCACTACGACTGTCTCGACGTCCCTCACTTGGGCAAAAGCCGCTTGGTGTTCCACTCGTACGAAGATCGATCGGCGTACCAAGTCCGAGACCTCGTAGGGGATGACGATCTCCGCTCTTCCGGCGAAAAAGCCCAGGCCACACGCCAACGTGACGCCGGCCGCTACCTCGTTGCGTACGGCGCTTACCGACCCGGGCAACAGGTTGGAGGCAGCGGAGACAGCCGCCCCGCTGGCAGAGACGGAAACGCCTCCTGTCGCAACTCCCGCGCTGAGGTAGGTCGCTGTCTGCAATGCCGCTGCCGGCGCATCTGCGCTGATGAACGCGCTGCCGGGAATCAGCTCAATGCTGACCGACGTAAGCATCCCCGACACGACGGCTGCGAATCCACCAGACGCGCCGCCCGAGACAAACTCGGCGCTTATCGGCAGCGTCTTGCCAGCTATTGTTGCGTTGCGTATCGCCGAGGGCTCGCCCGTCAATAGCTGCGCGCGGGTGCTGAGTTCCACACCGACTGCGGTAGCCGCTGTCGTACCAGAAGCTGCTCCGGCCGTGAAGCTTGCGGTCGTCTGCAGCGCTGCCGCCCCTGGGGCCGTCGCCGCTCCGGCGGCTAAACCTGCGCTGAACACCGCCGTGGTGGCGGTCGAGGCGCCCAAGGCGGCAGCGTTGCGCACTGCCACGGCGGTTCCGGCCTCGAGTGCGGCAGCAGTGCTGACCGTCACCCCAGTTACGGAGGTGTCTCCTACTCCGGTTGCTGCGCCGGACAGGAAACCGGTCGCTGTCGTCGCCGTCGCGCCCGGTGCAGTTGCGTTACGCACGCCTGCGGCGGCACCAACGAGTAGCGCGGTCTGAGTGGATCCAGTTACGCCTTGAACCGTAGCTGAAGCACTCGCCAGGCCCCCCGTCAGGGTGGTGGAGATTGACGCCGTCGCCCCCGTCGCTGTTGCGCTGCCTTGCCCTGCAGCGGACCCAGCCGCCAGACTCGTCGCGGTGCTGACTGTCGCCGCGTTGGCCGTTCCGTTACGCACACCCGAGGCGCTGCCTGCCGTCAGGGCCGTTGCCGTCTGGATCAGCGCGCCGATGGCGGTAGCGGTTGGGCCCCCCGCCGCTGTGCCGGGGAGCAGTGATGCTGCTGTGGAGACTGCTGCTGCAGACGCTTGGGCTGTGCCGCCGGCAGTCGCTGCCGTAAGCGTCCTGGCAGTCGATACAACAGCCCCTTGCGCCGTCGCAGCCGCCGAGGGGGCCGCGCCCGTGAGGGAAGCGACGGTGGAGACCGTTGACGCGGCGGCCGTCCCGCTGCTCTGACCTTGGGCGGCTCCGGCACTGAGCTCCACTGCAGCCAAGACTACCGAACCGGCGGCGGCCGAGTTGATCTGCCCTTGGGCTGTGCCGGCGACGAGGGCCGCCTCGATCGAATGGGTCACCCCTTGTGCTGTGGTGTTACGCACGCCGGATGCAAGACCGGCGGTAAGCGCGACGGTCATGGTGGTCGAGATGCCGGCCGCCGTCGCGTTACGCACTCCGGATGCAGCCCCCGCTGAGACTGTGGCCACCGCCGAGAGTGTCGAGCCGGCCACCGTCGCCTGTCCGGAAACCGCGCCTTGGTTGAAGGCGGTGGCGGTTGGCACCGTCACCCCTTGCGCCGTCACGTTAGTCTGCGCCTGCGCCGCACCGGATACGAAAGCCGTCGCCGTCCCGACCAGCGCCCCTGCGGCGGATGCACTCCGTATGCCCGAGGCGCTGCCGGGAATAACCACCGCGACGGACGGTAGGACGACTCCGTTCGCAGTCGCATCAAGCCCGGCACTACCGCTGACCGCAGAGGTGCCGAGCGGGAGCGTACCGAGTGGAGCCGCGCCCAGAATCACAGCGGCCAACCCCCGGCTACGTTGTAGGAGGCAACGGCTTCGAAGGTTGCAAGAGCGTCGATCTCATCCCGCTTGCGTCCGGCCGCACCTGCGATGGCTGGGCGAGTGGCTTGAAACTGCGCTGCGTTGCTCTCGATCTTGGATACAAGGTCGCCCACATCGATCCCGCGGATGAACGCCTCGGTTTGAATCGCAGGCCCAACAACTCCCGAGGTGCGGTAGTCCGCGGCCTCGCTCAACAGGATCGGCCAGCCAGCCATCTCGGCGGCACTGATGCCTGCGGTCACAAGGTTGTATTTTTGGCGCGCAACGGCCGACACCTCGCGACGCTTTTCCGTCTTGGCTTGCGCGAGCGTGTAGCCGTCGATGATTGCCTGCACTGCGGTGTCGTCGCTGCTGATCCAGACACCGTCGCGCTGTTCGAGCCAGTGCCCGGCATCGGCGACCGCGCGGTGAAGGCCGGCGCCTTTTTCAATGTAGTCGATCATGCCTGCACCATCGCGATCATGGGGTCGGTCTGCGCGCGGTCTTCCCCGTTATCCACACCGGCCCGCACCATTGCGTCGGTGATGCTCGTCCAGCCTGCGCTGACGTTGTTCGACGAGCCGCCACGCGGGAACAGATTGCCTCCGAACTGCAGCACGTACGGGTCCATCAGCCCAGCATGCGCAGCCAGGATGTTCGGCGTCCCGTCGCACAACACGCCGATGTAATAGCGCGCGAGCGGCATCGGCACGGGCGCCGCAAACGTCGCCGTCTTGATGCCTGACGTGTTCGTCGGAATATCCCCGGTCTGCGCGATAATTCGGGACGTCGTGACCGGGTCGCCCGGCTCGACGATCGCAATGCGCATTTTTGTGCCCCCCGCGCTGAAGAGGTTCAATCGCACTCCGGTCGTAAACCGATCGATTCCGGACGGCCAGACAAACGGGAACCACATCAGGCGGTTTGCAGCGAACGGGGTGTAGCCGGAGTTGTCCGGGTTGCCGGACAGTTTCACCATATGCGCCGACAACACCGTAGCTTTGGTACGGTCGAGCGAGCCGCCCCCTGCGCCGATGCCGTTCGTGGCCGCATGTGCAGTGCAGAACACATCGCTCGTTCCCGCCAGCGACAGCCGGGTCGTCGGGTTCTTGGTGTAGGTGCCGCTCTCGAATTTCGCGGTGACTGCAGACCTCTCAAGCGTGTTCCCCGCAGCCAGACGGCCGACGCCCCACTCCCAGTTTTCACCGGACTTGATCGCGTAGTCGACGAACGTGCCGGTGCCCAGTACCTGTGAAAACCGAGGGAAACCAGCGACCGCGGACAGTGCCACGGTGCCGGTTCCGACGGTGGTTGTGGTCTCCTTGACCCCGTTAGCGAGCATTCATTCTCTCCACATATTCAACCAACGCCCCCGGCGCCATTCCGCGTGCCGTCGATTCCGGTAGCCCCAGCATCAGCGCACACAGTTCGGAGCACAGAAAGCCTGGGTCATCGACTGGCAAGCGTAGAACATGCTGGGCCAGGAGGTCGCCGTATCCGTACGGCTCCCCCTCATAGAGGCCCCACATTCGTAATGCCGCCGCGGGATCTCGCCATGCGATCGGAATCACGCGCCAGTGCGGTTGGTCGAGGTCAATACGCTTACTGCGCACGCCACCGTCGCGCATGCTCGACGAGTAACACAAGCCGTCGATCACGACCTCAACATGTGAGTACGGAGAGCGCGTCCACCAGCAGATCGCCCAACCGCCGATATCCGACCAGCGATGGGGGGTGTAGGCGGCAAGGGCGATCATGGCGGTCGGGAGGGTTACGGGTTGGTCTTGCGGTAGGTCGATGCGTTCAACGTGAACGTGCCGTTGGTACTCGTCACGTCGCTGCCGAAGTCATTCACCGCCACCAGCTCGTCGGCCGTCGCGGCGCCGCCCCGCGACTTGTAATAGACCGCATAGCGCGCGGTGATCGTGCTGTTGGCCCAGCTCGCACCGCCCAGGGTAATCTCCACGCGGTCGTTGACGGTGTCCACTGCGCCCACGGTGACCGTCGCCAATGCACCACCGGCCGTGTAGCCCGTGCCGACGACTTCATTGGTCACGCTCGACCGCTTGGACCAAATGTCCTTGTCGGGCGTCGCCGCCGAGGTCAGCAGCATGACCTTGAAGGTGTCCGTGTCGTAATCGATGTTGCCGATCGCTTCGTCGCGCAGGGCCGAGTTGAAAACGAAAGATGCCATTTTGATTTACTCCGTAGTGGTGGTTTCAGGCAGCACGGTCAGGGCCGAATCTGCGGCGCAGATCGCGTCGATACCGCCGCCCGTGCGCAGCAGCTCGATGTCAAAAACGTAATTATTGGCGGGCAGCATCAGCGATTGCTCAACGGTTGGCTCAAACCAAACGGCAGAGAGCGCAGAGTCCAGACGCAGCCCGTTGCCAAGTGTGAAACTCGCCAGCACGTCGCCGCCTACCTTCGACTTCACGTCCATTCGCACCCCATTGTAGGGTGCGAGGTCAAGCGGGGTGCGGTAGGCGAGTTGCCCGCCGCTGGTGTAGGCGCGAAACGCGGCGCCGTTGATCGCGTTGAACTCGACCGTGTTTACGTCGACAAGCGTGATTCGTCGCAGCTCGCTGTCTTTTGGTGGGTTGTTCGTCGCGGCGAATTCCCCCACGCTTTTCACGTTCATGATCGCCGCGCGCCAACCGTCCGGGAGCCCGTGCGTTGGTGCCGTGATCCGCAGCGGAGCACTTTGCGCAACGGCCGTGATGTTGGCGTAGCCCCACATTGAAGATTCGATGCGGACCGGAACGATGTTCGTCGCGCCGCGGCGGATGGAGAGGTTCAGTTTCTGAAGCGCCACGTCACACCCCGAAGCAGGTCCGCAGCATCACGCGCGGCCAGACGAACGTCAGCGTGATCCATGCGTTGAGGTTCGCGCGCATGGTGGCCTCGACCGCCTGACTCCAGCGGCAGTAGTCGATCACCGTCGGGCGGGAGTGCGCCGCCTTCCAGCGGGCAATGTCAGTGACTGGTGCGAGCATCCTTGATCTCCTGGAAGTTCGGGTGGCGCGGCCGCATCCATTCGCAGCCCTCGCGCATCGGCTTGCCCTTGAGGCACTCGTGAGTCCAGTCCATCTGGACAGACTTGCTTTCGCGGTCGGCGCAGCGCCGGCAGGACATCGGGAGCTCCTGGTAGCTCATCGCAGCTTTCTCCGCGCGTCGTCCCAACGCGCATAGACGGCCAGAGCGACGCCGGCCAGGGTGGTGATGGGTGACAGGTACTGCAGCAGTGCTCCGCCGAGGAACGGCGCCAGCGCGCCTGCGACAAGGGTCACGTCCTCGGCGGTGATCGGCAGCCCTGCGGCAACCCCTTGCGCACTGGTAGCAACGTCCGGCGCTCCGGTGGCTGCGCCGACCGCCACGCCCGCGGCAGCGATGACGGCGCCCGCGACG